CATCACTTTCGCATCGCCATACACGTTCTTCATTGCCTCAAAATAGGATTCCACTGTTGGGTTTCCTTCTGACTGGTAGGTCGCCTTGGATATTATTCCCCGCAACTCTTCAGCCTTATTCTCAAGATGCTCAATGAGTGAAGTTTCCACCTCACCATCAAGTTCAACTATCATCTTTTCCAGTTTCTGGAGGCTCTTTTCTGGACTGCTTTCCAAGTTCAATTTTGTGGTTCTAGCATACTTTGTGGTAAAACTTTCCACATTGATCTTCTGTTGGCGTGCTTCCTTGGTTGAAAAACTTTCAACCTTCAGCTTCTGTTGTCTTGCATCCTTCATATTGAAAGACTCAGTCCCAAAGTGACTAGACCACCTTTCGTGATAGTCCTTCTCGTACATTCTGACTTCTTCGTCATTGAATGTACGGTAGTCGTAGATCGGGGTTGAATCTAATTCACCATGGATGCAGGCATGGAAAAATCCTGGGCCTACTTTGCTGTCAAAGTACTTCTGGTACCTCTTAAATGCAGCCGAATCAAATCTCTGTGGTTGGAATGCCACCCTGCGTATTGACCAAAAATCAAATCGCGACACAAATCCTTTGCGCGAAAGGTAATACTCCTTCAACTGAGCAATTCCTTCTGGGAATAATTCGCCATTCTGACACAGCTTACAGTCTTCCCTTTTGATTTTTGTGCTAAACATCCATGTGCTAGCAATCTTGACTTCATCAAGGACTCTCCCTTCAGTTGTCAATTTGTCCTTTCCTTCAAAGAAAGATCTGATGTACTTGTAACTCATCTTGAGGCCTTGAAGGCTCAAAACGACGGCCAATCTCACTAATTGTGAAATCGTGCCTCCGACAAGTATCACGTACGCCCATTTCAGGAACGTATTGTCAATGTGCTTCAATGCATCCAAATGACACTTCAGAAACTTCTCTTTGATCTTCGTCCATCTCGAATCACCATGCATTTCTGGCATAACCTCTGATGTTATTTCATCCAGATAAACTGGTGACTGATTCATTTCATCAACTTCATGTTTCAAAACAACTCCTGTTCTGATGGCCTTATGTAGCGCCATTCTGTAACAAACATCTAAGTCGTCTGGACAACCTATTCTTGAGCATTCATCACTTGTTTGGACAAAGAGCTTTGAAATTCGAACGCATGCTTTTCTGTTAACTGTCTTCAATCGATCGGTAAAGGCTCGCGCCCCCCTGTTAACGTACAGGTCAACAATGTCATTGATTTCTTCATCAATTTGACGATCTTTCATGAATTTGCCGTAGTACATACATTTGTATGCTCTTGCTACTGCGTGCAAATCAAATTTGGTTCCATTCTTGTCATTGGCATTTTGCATGTAAACTGCCATTGCTACCGTCGCCGGTGACAAATACACTGAGGCTATCGTCT